TTGATGCCCCCAGTCATCGGGGACTCGGTTTGCTACTAGTTTTTCAATTACTTGATCTTTGCTTATAAGAATGCCGTTTTGCGTAAACTGCGATCTTCCTTCTTGAACAAGGTTTGGAATTGCGGGGTTTTCTCCGGTCGTAGCAGCTTTAACGAGATCTTTGGCCGAAAAGTTTGTGAACATTGTTTTAGTAACTTCACGCTTTTCAGCAATAAGCTCTAATCGGTCTTGCTCAGACTTTTGCTTAATGTGTAACAGCGCAGCTTGAACTTCTTGCGGAAGATCGCCAACCTTCATTTTTTGTTCATCAACGGTAATTTCGTGATTGAGATCAAGCTCGGTGTTGTCATTTATAAGCGGCGTATATTGGTCTGCAAGTTGGGCAATTTTACTACCGTTGTCGCTTGTCCATTCTTTTGGCATTGCCTTCCATAAGGCTTTCATGGTTCTGAGTTCTTTAAGGTCTGCTTTTATTCTTTGCAAATCGTAAAAAATCAGTTTTTGAACAACCTTGTGCGGGATAGAGCCAATTCCAGCTTTAATAGCTGTAAAGTGAAGTGGGGTTAATAGTTTCGACCTAATTCCCTTAGCTTTAACCTTCCCTTTTTCATCAACTACATCGATGTCATCAGTAGCTTCTCTTCCTTCTTGGTCAAGAATATCAAGGTCTTCTAGAGCTTCCGTTTCAAGGTCTTCGTCAGACATGTTTTCCATGCCGCGAGCCTCGTTTTTAGCGATAGTCCCAAGATCTCTTTCGTTTTGCTTTTGAAGCCTCTCAGCTATTTCCTCGTCTGCTTTGACTGCTTCAGGTGCCGCTTCTGGCGACATTTGCAAATCCAACAAAGAAAGATCATCATCAGTAAGAATGGATCTGTCGGCCAACCCGTTTAATTGAATGTCTGACAAAAGCTCCTTAGAGCCTTCAGTGTATTCTTCAAAAAACGCTACATCACCAATTTGAGCCCTAGCTTTTTCTGGCAAACTTTCTTGATTGGTTTGAACCAGACTAGTAGCTCTTCCAATTTTTTCTCCCATAACCGGAGGGGTTCGTTCTTCAAATCGAGCACGAGCTTCTTCCCCACGCATTGATTCTGGAAGCTGTCCAATCCAATCTTTAGTTGGCTCTTTGGAAATTGTTTCAACAAATTTGTCGTATTGCTCTCTTGTTTCAAACGAAAGCGTTTTGCTTTCTTTGTCGTAGCGAATGCCAAATTCTGGGAAAATTTCGTTTGCCCAAGCAGGCATGTCAACAAGATCGTCGAAGAAAGTTGATTCGCTATCTGTAAGTTGTACAGATTGATAACCAGCAACGCCCTTCTCAGTAAGAGGCCCTGGTAGAGCAGAAGGCCTAGCCCTTTCAGCCAAAGCCTGTTCTTGACCTGCTCTTCGATCAATCTTTCTTTGGGTTATGTCTCGCCCTCTTTGCGCAGATTCTCTTGCGGATTGTTGTCGCGTGGGGGGGAAACCTTCCATTGTTGTAGCGCCAGCGCGACGATCAGTGATGGCGTTTTCAATACCTCTGCGGCCTCTTAATTCTCTAACGCGAGTGAGTCGCTTTTGGAACGGTATTGAGCTTGGGAGGGCTCTTGCAACATCCTGATTAGACATCGAAGTATCTCGCAAAAGATCTCGATTATTGTCTTCAAGTTCTCGGTCAAGCGCTCTGTCGATATTGTTTCGATCATCAAATGTCAACGGCGCAGGAGTGTCACTTACTGCCTCTTCTTGATCTAGTTGAGCTTGAGCTTCTGCTTCAAGATTAGACATTGGGGGCAATTGAGTAAAACGACCCCGCGCTCCTCGCCCCGCAATTCTAGTAGGCTGGCCAGCTGGAGTTTGCAAAGGAACACGTTGCACCCCTTGGCGATTTTCTACTTCAGCTGCAATTGCATCCTCGTTGTTCTTTAACAGCCTATAGATCTTCTTCCGAAGTCCAACGCTGGTGTTTCTTTCCCTTGGATCTCCGGTCATGCGGCCAAGCATTTGATTCATTAGCTTTCTGCCGAATTGCCCTTCTTCGCCATCTCCAGCTCTTATGGCTTGTAGCGCTAAATCCGGAGCAGACATAATCAGGCCGAGGAGGGCGGCTTCTGACGGCTCTCCAGCAAGAAGCTCCTTCTCATACTTATCTGCTTGGTCTTTCTTTAGGAGGCGAGGACGACCGTCTGCTGGCTCTCCTTCGCGCTTGCGGCGTTCAATTTCCTTGTTGGCATAACTTTGCGGGAGTTTAATCCTACGACCATCTCTTGCTTCGTAGTAGATTGTTCCGCCATCCGCTGCTGTGCGAAGATCTCTTTGGGACAGTTCTCCGATAGACTTTGGCCCCTGGATGTAATCAGTTATTAGTTCTTGCTCAACACTTCCCTCTTCAAGAATTTTGCCCCTTCTTATTAGCTCAAGAGAAGCAATAAGCGGAGTAACTCTAAATTGATCATTTCCTTCCCCCGCAAAAATCATGCTCGCTTTTTCGTCCGCAATAGGGTTGAGCATAGCGTAAAGCAAATCGTCATCTTTAATTACTGAAAGATCAGTTGCTCTGTCTTTAGAAATAGCGGTTTGTCTGGCAATTTCCTCTCTTTGTCTTTCTTTAAACAGGCGAGATTTTAAGGTCCAGTAATCAGCGATTTCATCAGGAGTCCATTCCTGCTGCTCTTCAAAGGTCTTTGGACTTGGCCCGTATTCTGTTCGCCCTGGTCGTACTGGGTCTGGACGGCCAGCTCTAGTTGCTATACCAGCTGGGCCACCCAAAGCTCCGCCAGTAAGGCCTGCTACTGCTACATCTCGAAAAAACCCTTCCCTAAACGGACTAAATTGAGCCGCTCGCTCTTCATCTCCCCTAATGGAATTAAAATAGTGAAGAGCAGTGTCAGCAATAATCAGTTCTGTTGCTTCTTGTAGGCCTTCACTTGTATATCCAATTAAAAACCCGTTAAGCGTCCGGCCCCAAGCCTTTTGAGCCATCTTTTCGTTTACTTTGTTTTTAAACATAAACTTCGAGCTAACGCCAGTAGTTAATGCTGTAGCGGTTGCTGCCATGGCACCTTCGGTAAGAATTACGCCACTAGCAGAATACGGGTCCATTCCCTTTTTGTTTATGTAGTAGTCTGCGCTTTCAGAAACTTGATGAGAAAAAGATTGCTGAGTGCTTAACCCTATAAATGCTCGGCTTCGGGTTTTTGCTATTTGCTTAACAGCTTTAGCTCTGCCGCCAGATTTTACGCCTTGCTCCAACAACATCTTTGTTGTTTTTTTAGCGGATCTTTTTAATGCTTCGTTTACTGTCTTTTTGCTTACTGTTTTTAAAGCCGTTTGAGCTGCCACCGATCCACCACCAGAAGCAAGTGCAGCTGCAATTGTTAAAGCAAACTCTGGTGCGGACTCCAAAGATCCATAATAAAAATCTTCAATTATGTTTTGCTCTTCTTGGCTATAAACCTCTCCCGTGTCAGAATCAAATCTTGTGCCCTTTTTGGCCATTTGTAAATCAATATTATTAAGAGTAGCGCTTTCTAAAAGCGCATCGCCAACTTTGTTCTGTAGTACTCCTAGAAGATTTCCCACTCCCCCAGGAACAGCCGATCCAGCAACTTGTGTTACTTCTCCAGATGCTTTAAAAGCAGCTCCAAGCCCAAACCGAAGAGCAATTGCACCTGTATTTAAGTTGTAATAGCCTCGCTCTAAAGAATCACTCGATTTTTGAAGAAACCCAGGGTCCATTGCTTGGCCTACAGGTTTTTCTGTTCCGTCTTCTCTTATTCCATACCCCTGAACTGCTCTTCCTTGTGCCCCCTCAACCATTCGCAGTTGAGCTTGACGGTACTCAATCTCTGTCATTGATTTGGGAGGAGAATCAATCGCAGAATAAGGGATTTTAAATTCGTCCCTTAGCTTCCTTCGGGTTGTCATCCGCTCGGGAGCGGCTGGGGCCATACTGCGAAAGCCCTTTTCTTTTAAGAAGGCATTGGGGTCATCGGTGGCTTGAGCTTGTGTTAAAACGTCTTGAGGAGCTTCGGGTAAAGTTTGAAGTCTTTGCAGTTCTTCTTCTGGGTGGCCTGCTGCTCTAAGTCTTTCAATTTCAGCTGGGTCAGTTGCATACTTACCAATTCGTTGGCTTTTTTCCCACGCTTCAAGCTCTCGTTGATGGTACTTTTGCAGCGCGTCATACCTAGGGTCAACCAGCTCTAAGTCTAGCTCTTCAGTAGTCTTGCCTTGAAAAGCTAAATCCCTAGCTATTCTTTGTGATTGTTGAAATTGATATGCTTCATCAGCTAAAGAGGTATAGCCTGTTCCAGTTGAAAGTTTTTCGCTATCAATTTCGTTGAAGGCTTTATCAAATTCTTTAGTAAGTTCTGGACTATTGAAAATGCTCATTAATCAACCCTAAGTTGCTTAGTATCCAAGTTGCTCTTGTGTGTGCATAAACCCATATCGCCGCATTAATTGCTCTGCTATTGTTTTTGCTTCTGCTGAACTAAGCCTTCCTGGGTATTTACTATCAACAAGTCGGCCAAGAGCAACAATTGCCTCTTCTGGTTTATCTATTTCTATTTTTCTTTCGGCATCGGTGTTTGCGTTTATTGCTTCAAACTTTCTAAAACCAGAATCCATTCTGCGACCAGCAATAATTGCTTGCTCAATTGCAGGTTTAAATACGTTGCTCTCAAAAGTTACCTGTTGCATTTCGCCATCTCTTGTTCGTATAAGAACAGGAGCATCAAATCCAATGCTTGCCACATCCTCGGGGCTTCTAACTACAGGCATTTCAGCGCCACGGGTTCCTTGGTTGACAACAGGCAATGACCTCGGAGTAAACATGCCACTTCTGTCGTAGTCAGCAACTGTGTAACTAATTTGACCGTTTACAGTTCTTCTGTTGTAAGTGTTTCGATATTCGTCAGAATAATCGTTTTCCGCTTTGCTTAGAATTTTTCTCTTTTGTTCCTGCCTGTATTCCCACTTCTGTCGCTCAAGGGCCACTTCGTTTGCTATTTCTTCTTGCGTAATAGCGGACATAAAGTCGGATTCTTCAAGAGGGGCTGCTTGAGCCTGACGATGGCTTTCTAAAAGTTCATTGCGCTTTTTCTCATAAGCATCCGGCAATAAATAACCATTAGTAGAGGCTTGAGTTAGTTTCTCAAATTCAGATTCAAAACCTCTTTGTAGGCTTTCGTTTCTAGCGTCTTTAATTCTTTGATATATCGCCATTAACTCTTGGTCTGGCTGCTGTGGCGCATCTCCAACATCTTCTGCTGGATCTAAAAAAGTGCCTCGAAGGCCTTCGTGAGACTTAATTACCTGCCTTTGTAGGTTGGAATGTGTCCGTTCATCTATAGCTTCATCTATTGCTGTCTCTCGCGCTACCGATGCTTCACGGGTTTTACGGTCGTATTCGGCAGAGGCAATGTCATATTCCCGGCCCTTTTTAAACGCCGTGTCATACATCTCTTCAAGCCTTGTTGTTACCTCGTCCGTTTTCTTTCCTAAAGGAAACTCTTCCGTTTCAATCGTAGGTGTGATTTGTTGTGTGGCATGGTTATCTATAACCGTAAATGGATCTTTAGTCCTGATGAACGGAATGCCAGCTTGAACTAATCGCCTTTCGTCACTTTCGCTGTGTGATATAGCAACTGGAAGGTCATAACCCTCAACAATTGCTCCTGGGTAAGAACCAAACTCGCCCGATGCAATTATTAGTTGTCCGGTTTTATCATCAGAAGAAACCGTATAAGGCAAGTTTTGATATTCGTTTCTTATGCTGTCACTTAAATCCCAAAGCAAATCTGGGTCTGCTGTAGTGGTCATCCCATAAGGCGCTTGAATTCCAGCTTGAGCCGGGTCGCTTTGATGGCCAGGGCCACTTATTCCTCTTTGTTGGCCCGGTCGCCTTCGTGGGGCCGGGAATGCCTCAACCGCAAAACGAGCAGCGTCAGCTTGAGTAAGCTCGTTGTTAAATTGCATTTCCATTGCCCTGCGAAGCATTTGTTCTCGCTCCACTTCGGCCATAGCTTGTTGCCACAACATGCTTTCAGGTCTTGGGTAATCGCTTCTTTCATTTGCTTTTCTTAAGCTATTAAATCGACCAAGAACATCATTAAAGTGTGTGTCAAAATCTCTTTCTCTTTCAGCTTCTTGAGCTTTCCTTCCCCTTAGTAGTTGAGGTGACATTTCAATAAGTTGACTAGCAAGGCCAGCCCATTCTTTTTGAATACCAGCCCTTGTTTTTTGACGCTGTTTTTCTCCAATAAGCGGAGCATTGTTTATATTTTTTGCAGCATTAGCCACTTTTTCAAATCTGTCAAACACACTACTTTGAATACCGCTTTGTCTGCCAATTTCAAGCAAGTGATCCATGCTGGTTTGCATGTCAGGGTTGAAGGCGTTTTGGCTTAGGGTTTTCATGTCCGTCCCAGGCCTTGGAATAAACGTCCCAGGCGCTCCAGGATCTTCAACAACCCCAATAGAGGATGATTGCCCAGTTACTGGGTCAACAAATGGAACAGAGAAATTGCCTTCTGCGTCAAACCCAGGCTGCTGCCATGTCCCTCCGCCCGTCTGGGGCGCTTGAGACATCTGAGCCCCAGGCATTGGGGGAATGGGCTGTCCTTGCCTCTGAGCCTCTCTGGCTGTCCTCTGCCACTCACGAAGCTCTGAGCGCCGCTGACGGCCCTGCTCGCGCATATCGCGTCTAGTTTCAAATCCTTCTCTGCGAGCCCTTATACGGTCTTGTACGCCCTGCTGATAATCCTGTCCTCTTTGCAGGCGCTCTTCGCGATTTCTGGCAATTTGCTGTCTTTCTCTTTCTGGGCGGGTGCGTTCTTTTTCCCGTTGTCCTTCCCAGAATTCTCCTTCTCTTTGCCGTCTTTCTTCAACTCGTCTTCGGTATTCTTGATCAGGAGTTTGTGGAAGCGCAGATTCTTCACTTCCTTCTTCTATCCAAGTGCCAGCCTCCTCGCTATATCGATAAGTCTTTCCATCAGCAGATCGTGTTTCGCCATCAGCTGGAGGGGCTTCACCAGTTTCAGTGGTTGGCTCTTGCCTATTTCTGTATCTAGTGTTTCCCCTGCTGTCTGTGTATTTTTCTAATCTTCCGCTTTCTACTTCTTGCTCTAAATAAAGCTGTTGTCTTTGATCCTGAAGTTTGAGAACCTCATTAGTGGCAAACCCCTTTTCTTTTGCTTTAGCTATTTGATCATCTAAAGCAGACATTCTTTCTGCTATAGACCCTTGAGGCTCTGCTGGTTCAGGTGGGCCCATTGGGCCATCATCTAATGCCTCTGCTGGTTGCTGTTGATTTGACGGAACAGAGGGCTCTTGCGGCTGGCCTTGCGGTGAAGTCGGACCTTCAATTACATCAGGGCCTTGCTCTTGTCCTATATTCGCACCGGGCATTGGCGATGTGTCAAAAGGGTCTAACCATCGCGGCTCTACTGGTTCGGGTGGACCCATTGGGCCCTCTGCTATTGCCTCTTTCAAAGGGTCTAACCAAGAAGGTCTACTATAGGGTTTTTTATCTGCTTCTAAGTGATAAGTATTTTCCCCCAAAGTTACTTGATGGGATCGCGCTGCTCTTTCTTCTAAAGTGTCAGGTGTGCCTGGGAGTTGCCCTGACATACCTGGAGGGTACTTATCCGGTTCATCTTCTGGTAATTTCGGAAACTCGCCAGCTCCAGTGCCTAATTGAGATGCTCCTAATTGAGATGCTCCTAATTGAGTTAGGTCAATCCCTTTATCTAAACCAAAAGACCGAAGCTGCTCCTGACCCTCTCGTTTTCGTTGCGCCTCATTAAGCCCTTCATCAAACTTTTCAAATGTTCTATCTGTTAAGGTTTTTACTGCCCCAACAGGCGTATAATCTTGCGACTTAATGAATCGGTATTCATCGTCGTCTTCGTCAGTTAAAAACGATGCAAAATCGCCTGGGACATTAGGGAGGGTTTCGTCTTCGTAACTACGAGCCATAAGTTATCCAATCAGGCAATAAGGGAATCAGCAATATTGGGGCTTCCAGAAGTAGGAAGATTCAAACCCATCCCAGAAATACCAAGAAGTTGCTCAAACATAAATTGCATTTCATTTGCTGGGGGGCTTGCTCCGTGTGCCCAGGTGCAAGTAAACACATCTTTATTTCTAAAATCGGCACTACCACGAACAATCAAGATTCCAGGTCCGCCTGAATAAACTGGCACAACTTCTGCCAAGACCAATTCATCAATAACAATGTTTTTGGTGTTTGCTATAGCAGTAGTGCATTCAATGGAAAAGTATGGATCTTTAGGAAGTTCTGTTTCCGTAAAGTTCCAGTTATCCGTAATGTGGACCCAAGATGTCCCCAAGGAGCTTAAGTTGTAGCTTTTTGTTGCCGAAGAAACCTTACTGCCCGAACCGCTTTGAATGTTAAATTCTAAAACCCCACTGCCAACAGTTCCGCTGCCAGCTGCAATCCGAGTTCGGCATGACAAAATGTAATTCTTGCCGCCGTAAACGCTTGCTGGTGTTCCAGAGTTAGTTCTAAGTTGTTGAGTTAATTTGTGTTGAAAAGAGCCATTGCCGTTTAGCTGTACATTTCCAGAGCTTTCAGCATTCCAAATGTAAGCAGCTGTTGTGTTTGCTTCTTGTTTATTTCCAGAGTGAGATCCAGAGCCAGCGTCCACCCAACCTAAAGGTAGGGTTGTTGCTGCAAAGGTTTGGAAATCGCTATTGCGTAAAATGTTATTTCCAGGAGCGGAAGCAACACCTCTTGTAAATGACCCCGCGCTTTTTGCGGCGGTAACTGATATGCCTTCTTGGACACCGCTTCCTGCTGGCCACTCCGCGTTAAACGAATTTTTAGGCTCATCTCCAATTATGGAAAAATGCTCTCTTCCCAAAGCTGTTCCACTAGATTTATCCATTTTACATTCAATGGTTAAAACTTCAGGTTTAATGGTTTGCCAAGTAGTATCTGTTGTTTGATAAGTTCTTGGCTGAGAAGAGTTGACAAGAATAGTTCCGTTTCCAGTATTGCTTCCCCCAGCTGCTATGGTCCCTGCGGTTCCGTAAGCTGCCGCTTCCACGGTCTTAGATTCAGCAACCATGTCTTGGATAAGCAATTCCATCGCGTGTTTAAAACTTTGCGGCTCTTTGCTTAGGCCACTTCGGACAGTTTCCATGATTATATTTTGTGCAATGCCTGCAATGGAGCTGTGCATTGGCATCATTGGGGCGTCAAACGTCTTAATGCTTGAGGGTAAATTTAGGGTCTGATACATGTCCGTAACGGTAAATTCATCCAAGACATCTTCGATTTCGGTTCTTAGATTGTCCTGAAAATCATTCATCAACTTACGGACATAGAACAATTTCCCAAGTCTGGTAAAAAGTCCGTTTGTTCCTGTATAAGTAATTGCCATATCAGTTTCCCAAAACTGTCAGTGTTATTGCGCTATTAGATGCTGCTTCGGCCTCAATGCGATGTTCCGATGAAATGTTGATTCCATATCCCCTTAGATCTAGCCTGCTAGTTGAATTTGCAGCTACTTCAACAATCCACAGTAAATGGTCAGTTATTGTCGAACTGGCCCCAAAAGAAGGGACGATATAAATTTTTGCGATCACAGCTGATCCGCTGTAATTGCAAGCAATAAGATCTCTGACCATCTTCCCTACACCAGATGGGACTATCTCTCGGACGGTTGTTAGGGGTGTTTGTGAGCTAATCGTTGCCATGCTCTTGCCTCTTTTTACCACACGACTTGCAGCCTGGGGGCTCGCTAAAAAGCCCCTGATTTGGCTGGTCCGAGCCTTGCTTGTATGGGAACATTCTGTTCAAAGCTGATTGCCTTTTTTTGCATTTACCGCACGGCTTAATCCCTGCTGCGGAAGTGATCTTTGCGATTGTGTCCCCTAGACCAGCGGAAACATTATTCTTTAAGTCGGTTTTTTCGGGTTCTGGCATGTTTACTTGTTCAAATTTGACGCAATGTGAGCATTGTTCTGGGGATGGGTATCCCCCATAAAAGCCCAAAGAGCATGAAAATCCGTCCGTTATGTTTAAGTGTTTGCATTGCATTGGTTTTATATCAATATGAAATGGTGCATTTATGGCTCCAAGCTGCCCTTTTAGGGGTACATGCGCCATCGTAAATGTACCCCCCATTCATCCCCCCGCCTGGGGGAATGCACCCATCGCAGTTAGTGTTCGGATTGCTAGTAATGTTATTTGGAATACACCCAGTCATGCCTTTAGATGTATTTGGCCCTTCGTCAACAGTAGTGCTAAATTCCCATTTATTAAATTTGCTATCAATAATTCTGCACCACTCTTCAACGGCAAGTGCTTCAATCTCTCCATTGATGGGCAAATTATTTCTTTGTAGCTCAACTCCCACTGCGTCAGATAATCCCTCATTAAGAGGAAGTTTTAAAGCAGGGTGACCCATTCCGCACCCCTCAACCATCTTGACGGCGTCTGTATAGCTTATTCCGGTATTTTCTTCTATTGCTGCTGCCTCATTTAAGACCCCCGTAATTGCTCCTCCTGCGCATGGGTGTGGGCCGTAAACTTCAGTGGTATTGCCAAAAGTTAATGTTTCAAACCCATATCCAGGATCAGGAGTAAATGAAACATTGGCCCATATTTTCCCATAACTACATCCAGTTACTGGCTCAAAACCAACACTTGCTCGCCATGTCCCCGACACTTGTCTTGAGGTTTCGCTTCCGCAAGAATAGCTATCCCCACAACCGGGCGTAGGGGAGCCACCCCAAGAGCATTGGGTTGAAGGGCAATTGCCTACAAGCGCTGTTCCTGCATTGCAAATGTGTCCAAATTTTAATAGTGGCGCTGGGCATCGACCCCGAATTTCGTGCCTGCCTGTTTGGGGGTCACATGGAATATCTATTGAAACTTCAAAATCATATCCCTCATGATTTACCCCGTAAGCAGACATGCCCCGCGAACAGCACAGCCCCGTTGGCGGACACGATTGATAAGGCCCCAGCCATCCATTATTAAAGTAGTTAGTGAAAATCCGATTTGATGGAGGAGTGCAACAGGTTGTGTTTGCCATATCGCAATTTGGCACCGCTGTTTGTGGGGCTATATCAAATACGCCTGAACCAGAGGTTTGAGGTACGTATGTGGTCGAGCAGGTATCAGAATCAGCGCAAAGTTGCATATTTGCCCACATGGCTTGATTTTGACACACTAAATCAGTAGCAGGCGCACCCCCTAAAGGGTTAGCGTATGTAACTTTGCCGAAACACTCAAAAAAAGAGTCTTCGCAATTGCTTGCAATTGTGCTACTAGGAGGGCAGCAGCTATTACCTAATGAAATGTAACTGCCCGAAACATTTACAGAAAGACTAATAGGGGCTTTTGGGATTTCCGGGCAACAAGTTTGCAAGCCCCATTCACAAGGGCCACCCCCGCCGCCGCCATCTTCGTCGCAACACTCTTCACATGAAAGTATTTCAGGAAGAAATGAGGCAAAAGGGATCGCATCTTTTTCACACCCACAAGGGTTTTCTTGATCTTGGCAGTCCCCTCCACAGCATTCAAGTTTCCAACAACTACAAGCACCATCACCAATTTTAAATTCAGTAGGGCCGTCTAAACAAGGACAGTTCTCATCAACAGTGCCGGAGCAACAAACACAAACTTTAACCCCTTCTCCGCAATTATTGCCTGCTTCTTCTTCGCAATCACAAGGAACTAGCATGGCGCAACTGCAAAATTGATCATACTCAATGCAATTACATTCAGTGGTGCAATGTTGTGGCCAAAAAAAAGACATAAACTTTTTTACTCTTTATGTTTTTATTATGGATTAACTTTTCGCACACACCTAGCGCACGTAGCAACTGGACACATGAAATAATAAATTTTATATCCAGGTTCTCTGGTTGTGCCGCCCCATATAACTCTTCTTTTTACTTGGTATTCAAACATGTTTACGATAGCCCCATTTGGGTGCCCTATGGGGAAAACGTCAACGCAAAAGTCTGTTTCTGGTTCGCGGTCATCGCAAGTCTTTAAACATTCTCTAGTAATCCCTGGGGGGATGTAATAATCACCAGTAGAACCTGGGTAATCAGCATCTCCACACAGGGAAGGGTTGCCTTCTGCCGCGTCACAATCAGAATCGTTACACAACCCCCACTCCATTAAGTTTGTGGCTGTCCCTGACCTTCCACCCACACTGCTTCCTCTAGGAAATGGAGCAAATATTTCACCAAACGAGTAGGCATCTGGTTCTCCGCAAATTATGTTGTTGTTTGGCCAACTCCCACCTTTGTTATACGTAACAAACGCTGGAAAAAAATCATCTCGATGGGGTGACCCGCCTTGGGTATCGTGAATACCAAATTCGTACAGAGGTTGTTTTTGCATTAGCTGATTAACAGCTTTGGCTAAATCTTCAACCCAGCGTTTATATTCAGTAGAAAGAGGACTTCCTGGCGGCGGACTATCTAATGGCATAACTATCTCTGTTTTTTATTAAATTACAGCCCAATTGCTGCAAGGCTTGGCCATGATGCTTCTATATCAACACTTGGAAACACTTCTCGTATTTCCCACTGTGAGTTTGCTGGGCTAAAAACCGCAGTTTGTTCAGCGAATGAATCTGATCTATAGGTAAATTCATAATGGCCGCGATATCTATATGTGTTAAACCCGTCAGATCTTGCAAAACCATATTCATCCAACGTAATTCCGTCAAATCGTAAGGAGCGTGGCGGGAATTGCTGGCTCTGATCGTTTAATAAATCAATATTGCTGCTATTTACGCCACTTAGATGCTGCATAGGCTTGTCAATTTTTGGTGGGCTTTGCGAATAAAATGGAAGCCGTATACGAAGCGACCTAACTGTAGTCAAATATGAATACTTCATTATGTCGTCAGTACTACTTAGCCCTAGTGGCAACAGCCCGAGCAATGTTCCGTCAGGATCATCTGGAACCGTAGCAACTTCAAATCGCCTTTTTGCCTCTACCTCAGTTCTTAGACTTAAGGTTTGAGGGGCAGTTCCGCCCTGCCCTGGCGTACCCGCTACGGGATAATAGTCAGCTGTTACTAACCATCTACGATCACCCAGTGGTGCTGCTGTAAGAGTTTGAAGAGGTAAATCCTTTTGAACATTATGAGAAATTAACGCCTCTTCGTTGTTATCAGCTACTCCATCGCCGTCAAAGTCACCTGTAATTCTCGGCCCTATAAGCGTTGTAGAAGTAGTTCCAGTGCTTGTATTAAGCGTAAGCGCTGAACACACCGCAGAAGCGTTTGTTTGTGTGCTTTCAACGATAAATTTTCTGACCGCTCTAAACCTGGAATAATCCCATTCTGCTTTTGTAAAAGAAGTGCCTATTACATCTTCATAAAGAATTGTAGTTGTCATAATTCAAACTCAGAATGGGTAGTAATAAACTAGTTCTACAATCCACATGTTGGCTGTGTCAGTAGATTGGCTTCGGCCAAACCTAGTAATGGTAGCTTCTTGTAATGGAATTTTTTCCGAAGTACCAAGAGCGCCATCTGCCCCATATTCTTGAGGGTAAAGGTCGGTAGAGCTATCTTGAACTGTTTTTATGACACCGTACAAAACTTCTGTTTTGTTTGTTGTGTCATTACCATCAACAAGTAAGCGTCGAACTGCTCTTGATTTTCTGTAATCTTTCCCAAGCCCTATAAAGGTAGAATAGTTAGAGCCAGGAAGATCGTAAGCTAATATTTGAATAGCCATTTTTACTCAAAGCTGCGCCTAATTATTGAGGCTATTTCAGATATCTCAGCTTGTATTTGTTTTAGTGTTTGATCTAAAACGCCAATTTTGGCTTCTATCTCTGAAGTATCTATTTCTACCTCAACTTTTTCTTGCCCGTTTTCGTCCATGCTAGGTTATCCAGTATGCGTTGAAACGCTTTCAAGAATTGGAGACTCATCAGTTGTTCCAACCAGAGATGCTTCAGAGCCTGTAACAATTCCAGTAATGCTTATTCCGATGTAAGGGTTGTCTAAATTCCAATCAATAACCATGGACTCTATGACAGCTCTAAACTTTAAAACATTACTTCTAGGGGCACTAACTCCTGCTGGATCCCTATCCCCAATACCAAGATGGAATTCGCAATCAATAGTATTCCTAGTGCCATCATTGTTGCCTAGGTTTGCAAAACCGACAGCTTCTCCATCGGGTACGTGCCCAGTAAAAGACACCCGCCCCCTAGGCATTGATGATGATTTATAGACAGGGTTAAGAATCGGGCTGCCTGTTAAATTTCCAGTAAACTCACCAGTGCAATCGATAAGATCAACGGTTTTTTCAAACCTAGCTTGTAGCACCTTGATCCTGTAATAATCTCCGTCGTAACCAATTTTACTACTGTCACTAAATGGCCCATTTTGGCCATAACCAGCCTCGCCGCTTCCGGCGTAGGGCTTTATAGTTACAGGAGGTGCAGCAGATCTTCGCGAGGGCATGGTTTAAGAACTCATTGCATTCCAGTCAGGCGTATCAAGGGTGCCCACGTTTACATACATCGTGGTTCCTGCTCCGCCAGCGGTGTTTACGTAAATAGCTCCTTTACCACCAGCAATGGTAGTGCCATCACTTGGTGTGCCAGAACCAAAAGTAATAAAAGGTCCGCCCTCAAAAGCTGTTCCTTTTTGATCTTGTGTAAGGTTTGCTACTGCGTCATGTCCAGGCATGTTTTTAATCCTTAAGTGCTAGGGTATTTTGTACCACTACGGTCTGTGTAATAGATATCCGCACGATCTGTCCGGTATCCTCGATTATGTATTTCGTCAGAGTTGTCTCGGTTTACACCAAAATATTCTGATCTATGGTTGGCTCGATCTTCCATAATTGCTGCTTTTAGCTGAGAAGTATAAATTTGGAGGAATCGGCCATCGTTTTGTGATTCTGCATAATTTTCAGCCAAAGCCAACGCCGCATTCATAACGACCCCTTCATACTTTTCTGGGATCAGAGATGCTAATTCGCTTCCAGCCAAACTACTACTCTTAGTGTAGTTGTATCTAAGGGTGTAGTTTGCGTCTGGTGGGGGGTAGAACAGGAATCTGTCTTTGTCATCGTCGTAGGCTACATACTCAGGGACAGAGCTAACAATTGGCTTGGCAGCGTAAAGATCGCGCATAGCCCCAATATTGATCATTGGTAAGTTGTTATATCCCTTACTTAAATCATGATACATCGGGCCGTCGATTGCGCCAAAGGTTGTAGTGGCTGCTCTCATCACGTTATAAAACGTAAAAGACACTCCACTTTGAACGCCAGACGCAACATTAGTTACATCCGCTTCGGCAATCGTTATTGATGTATCTGGTATTTCTATTAAGAAATCAGTAGTACCATCGTTAGTAATACCAGTGGGAATGTGCCATCCGTCTGCGCCAGAGCCAATTCCGCTTATTTGAACTATCACTCCAACTTGGTCTGCGCCACCATTTCCAGTATGCGCCCAGCTTGGAAAATTACCTGCAACAGTAGACGAATCGCATCCAAGTCTTACTACGCCAGAATTAACTTGAGGGCAATTGTCAGCAGAAATGTTTGTATGCAAAAGAAAACCAGCTGCTGCCGATTGCGAAAACGTAACTGGCTCATGTAAAACTAACGCGCTCGTGCCTGTCAACCAAGACCATTTGTGCGCTGAACTCTCTCCATCAATTGGAGATGGCAAAACAAATTGACGAATAGCTCTGGTAACAATGCTTTCTAAAAAAGTTCCTGCGCTACCAGAGGCACTGGTGTTATATCCATACCCAAGAAAGTATGAAACTTCTTTTTCAATATTGGCTACTGTGATTGCCATTATCCACCTTTTCGCCTATTGGTTTTTCGGCTTGTCACTCGAAGGTTTTTTCTTCGGTTGTCTCTTGGGTTGCCGTTTTTATGATCGACTTCCCTTCCGTCCCCCTTGCGAACTTTGCCAGCCTTCGCCATTTTGCTTCGGGCAGCATTACGACTCGCACGGGCCTTTTTTTGCCCTGGCTTTTTGTGGTAGGTGTCGTATTCACGGCGGTAATTCCTTTTTTTAGCCATTCAATAAAACCTCGCACAAGCAAAATTCATGTCGATAGCGGTAGTGCCTTGTTTGTCTAATGTGAACAAAAGCATCTGAAACATACCTACGCCGATAAGGTTAAGCATTCCGCCGTCACCACTAGTGAACCCGTCCGCCGTTGTTTTTTCACCATCAGGAGTGTCGCTAGATATAGGCTTGCCATCAGCCCATGCTGCAAAGTTATCGTGGCAGTTGCCTGCGCCATCAAATTGTCCAGTTCGATGGTCGTATGGGGTTCCTGTCAAAGTTTCGTTTTCTGGGCCTTGAATAACAGTATTAGTGCTTAAGGTAGTGGAATTGGCCCTGTTCCAATTAAAACCACCAATACGGTAAACAAACAAAGGGTTTTCATTCCACACTTTTGAATATGGCTCGCCAAATCCTAATGCGCCCCAAATCCATATTTCAGCTCCATTATTTGTAGTAGTGGTTCCAGATAGATTTTTGCACAGACCTTTTATGTGAACTTTTTCAAACCCATCAACCATAAGCATGGCGACATCTTCTTTGTCAATGTCAGCCTGAAGTCTTGCGTGAGTTATTACATCGCCTGTTGCGCCGTAATACTCACCAACTGAACCAGTATTCCAATTCAGCTTAGTAAGCGTAACCCACTGTAGCCCTTTGCCATTTGTCATTTAAAGAGCCTCAATAATGCAAGTTGATAAGGGCGTTAGCCAAAGACCCATCAAGAAGGTTGCCTTCATTAAATGAAATGATGATTTGAGAAAACATTTCAATGCCGGGAATAATGGCCATGCCAATTCCGTCTGCACCACTGTCTTCGACAAATACATCAGCTACATCTACAGCGTTAGCTGGAGTTTGCATTCCTGATACGCCAGAAAAGACGCTATTCTTTTGGTCGGCTCCTGTGCCTGCTCCTGCGTAAGACTTAAATTCCACGTTAGTTGGAGATGTAAAAATATCGCCAGCCGTATCTATCGCACTTCCAGAAGCAGAATCAGATACATCAATAGTACCTAGCGCCCAAAGAAATTTAGATTTTTCGTCGTAATCACTTTGTGAGGGTTCGCCAAAGCCCATTACGCCAAAGACGGCAAAGACGCCTTTATCTGTTCCGTCGCCATTGCCTGTTGTTTTAAGGAGTGGCTTAATAAGAATAGCTCTGGCGCCACCTGTTTCTATTACAGCAATTTTGTCGGCAGCAATATCTGCATCTAGAGCGGCTTTAGTTTTAACCGTTCCTGTTGTTGTGTAAGCTGTAGATGTAGCAAGGCCATCATTATGCAGCCAAAATAGACCTGTATTAAACGCCATTAGGGACGCTTCCTCCTTTTAGCTCGGGCAACACCCTTTTTGACTCCACGCGAAACACGGGTGCCTGCTTTGACCTTTTTTCTATCTTTCGATGTACTTGACCTGTAATTGCTAGCGCCACCTTTAGGCATAATTTGTCCCTTCTGTCGCGCTGGCGCGACATTGTTGTTTACTTTTTCTTGGTAATCTTTTTACCAGTTTTCTTGGCGTACTTTTTAGCTGCCGCCTTGCCTTTTTTGGTATATGGGAATTTCTTTTTTCCTATTTTTGGCATAGCTATTGACTCCATTTATCAAGCAAAATAGTTAAATCTGCTCCATCGACAATGCCATCATTATTGATGTCAGATCGGTTATTTTCAGAGCCCCAATCAGCCAAGAGAATAGTTAAATCAGCTCCGTCAACAACCCCGTTTCCGTCTATATCGCCTTGATCGCTGATTTCTACTACAAAAGACCAGACGAAAGATCCATATTCCGGCCCGAAGAAATCATCGTAAGCGAAAATAGAAACCTGTCCATTTTCGGCACAGACCTCATAGGGGCGAGAGTAAAAATTCTCACCTTGATTAATGATGGCGTATGTGCCTTGGGGTAAATCTACAGTCATATAGTAGATGACCCCTTTTTCATGAAACACTTCTTCATGGCCTAGGGTTACTACCCCTGTACTGTAGAAATAATCAGATATCTCAGTTCTGTTATCTTCATACTGAGCCAATATGAATCTTCCTGGCTCATTGGCAATGGCTACAGAATAGGTAATTCCATCTGTAGTCGTTTGGGTAATATCCAGAGGGGTTTCTGGAGCAGGGCAATCACTTATTCCTAAGTGTGCTACTACCAAGAGAATAAAGATTATGGGGCTAATATTCATGCTTTATTCATCGTCATCTTCGTTGTATTCAAGTTCGATAATCATGAGCAAGTCCATAGCTATATCGAACAACACACCAGCAACTTGCCATTTGTCCATATCGAATTCAGTCATCCAATATGTGACATGCTTCTGAACTTCTATTTTCATCTTCTCAGCTGGTGAAAGCATTATGGCATCCTTATCAGTTCTGCGTCCCAGCATCGACCGTTTAAGCGAGATGGCCGATCCCAGATGCATTCTACGACTAATATGGCTGACCCCCACATACTCGTATCTTTCCTCTTTGCCCATTCAGGCTTAAGAGGGCCACATGTTCCGACATTGGAGTACCAAAATGGCAATGGTATCTTGGACGTTCTTTTGCATTGGGTTGGGGCTATTGGCCTATGCGTATGCCCTCTCACGGTCAGACTAAACGGCACCCAATCACAAGCCCCTAGCATTTGAAGACCTTCTAACTCATCGCTATTCATAGCACTGTCAAAGCCATGGTAAAAATGGCATTGGCCCACCCTATAGACGCCTTTTCGTGATTTTTCGTATGGAACCCAAAACCATTCACGAAACTCCTTACCGTGCTCTGGATGGGATTTCCAATCAACTAAACCCCTTAATGACTTTGGGATTCTCCTGGGATCTTTCGCAATAAGGTTATCGTCATGGTTCCCGGTGTTGATCCATCGAATACAATCATCAGGCAAAACATCTCTGATCGAAGAGAGTAAGTTAGCCGCATGTTCAAATTCATCGCTCAGTGAGTGGTCAAATTCATTAGCGTGAACACTTGCAGCCCCTGCCTCAAAAACATCCCCGAGATGGCCAAAATGGGTCAAATCGGGGATGTTTGCTAACTGATCAAGGATCCAGCGATGAGTCTCAGCTGGAGTAAAGGGGGAGTGTGTGCATGAAATAGCGGCTATCTTTGCACCGCGCCGCGTGTTCATGTTGATAAAACCTACGAATTATACTTGCCGCCAGTGATGAGCTTGAGGAACGCTGTCTTAAACATCATCCCTGCACCGAAGCTCAACACACCAATCAAGGCGACAAACCAAACAGTTCCGAAGAATCCAGACATGGATGCCAAGGTAGTCATCGAGATTTTTTCTCCAATAGGATTTGCCTCACGATCTTGTACGTCCAAGCCCCACTGATTAGGGCCGTACAAACCACGAGTGGATAAAACAAGTAATCGTCGTATTTGGCCACTAAGTAGTTCAAAATCACCAAAATTATGCCACCAATCACCGGATACCACCCCCTCTGGCCCCTGCTGATCACAAGGAGAACCATGCCTGCTATGAGGCATAGGCTCCCGGTGATCGACAGGACTGTCAGAGGTTCCGACGATTCTGTCGCCTGACTGATGAATGAACTCGCTTTTCCCGAAACCATTCCCCTAGGGTTAGAGTACTGGCATCCGGTCAAAAAGAAGATCATGAAGAAATGCAGTCTGGACATCTGCACTCCTATTCCACATTCTTTCTGATTGTAAACGCTTTGTCAAAGTGCGACTGAAGCTGGCTACTATTGCTGGTTACTCGTCGCTCTAACGCTTCAATGTGTTTTTCAGCAGCTGTGAGCCTTGAGCTTACCTTCCATAAGAATCCAAAGATCCCAAGGATCGCAGGGCCAGCAATACTAAGTCCTATAGCTGTTAGGTGAGCTTCCATGTTACCCACCACTACTTTCTAAACGCTCGATTCTTCTCCGTAACTCAGCCATCGTGTTAGCGTGGTTTGAATCGTTTGCTTCAGAAAGAACTTGAGATTTCACCAAGTCCTGGGAAATCTCTCGTAGTTCAGCAATATCAGATGAGTTGTTTTGTATTTCCTGATCGCGTCGGCCAATATTCAGGAAGATACCCGCCGCTGTTGCAGTCAGAACAATTGTCTGGAGGGCAGGCCAGAGGTTCTGATGCGCACTTCTTTTCTGATCCATTTACCTTTACTCGACTGCGGGTTTTACATTTTCTGTGTAGACGCACCGACCCCTAGGGGCTTGGTACTTATCGGAAAAATTGAAACAATTCACGCGATAAAACCAAGCGCTCATCATGGACTAACGGAGGAAGCAGTGTGTCGGTACGCCGACTCCCTCGATGAGCCTAAACGGTAAACAGAGCCAACCGCATGGCTACTAAACTGCCCTCAGACTTACCCCGTTTAGCAAGGGGTGGCAACCTGGCCTATAAAGCCCCCTGTTTGCCGCAAAACAAACAAGGAGCGAGAAAAGGAATGAAAACCATCATTCGTTTTTACACAAATGATGGCGTTGTGGGATGTGGACCACAAACTAAGGAGAACATCCTTCATGTAGTGACCCTGACTACAATTCTTGTCACTTTATCTTTTGACTTTTCCTGCTTCACATTCAAAGACCTAATTGTATTAGGCGAATCGTCTTTGATTAATCCAAGACTAGGTTTTTTAGATCTCGGACTTGGTCGCCTAAGAGCGTCTAGTAATATCTTACACGCGCCATACAAATTATCTTCGTCCATTGCTCTCTTGCGGTAACCATACTGACGAGTAATTGAGATGTCAACTTCGCCAGAAAATTCAACCATTGGACCAGTTGAATGAATATGTAATAGCTCAACCGTTTTAGTGTGCTCTTTACCGCGTTGAGCAAAATGCATTCGCATTAACCTGTTTGGGCTGATTAAGTCATAGTCGGGTATTGTGCATTCCCAGATCATTTGTTTCGTTTTTCCTTGATTAGGTCAAGAACATCTTTTCGCACACACCCCTCTGCGACCCAGGCACGTAAATCTTTTGCTGGTGGAACTAAGATAACAACTTCAGGGCAATGAGATCGCAGTGTAAATGCAAGCCTCTCTGCTCCATCTAATCCCACATTGTCAGCATCGGCAATAATCGCCACATGCCTACCCTTGGCAGCCTCAATAATTAAATCAGAACCACTATTACAAGATGGCCTTCCAATACAATCAAACCCCATATCCAAAGCAGCACCTGTGTCTGTAGGGCCTTCGCAAATCAAAACACCCTTTTGCTCTTTGCCTTCCTGCTTAGGTAAAAATAAACCCTGCCTCGACCCCTTTAAGGCCCATTTACGGCCTTCCATGTTTCTAAACCTAATACCAATCAACCGATTTCCTGAGCGAAGCATCGGAAACGAATAGGCGTCCTGGTTGCTTGCATAGCCCACATAAAGCCTTTTTAAAGACTTTATGCTTACATCTAAGTCTTCCGCTAGATCGACTAATTTTTCTTCAGATATCGTCTTGGCCAGTTTCCTAGCCATGATCGCCATAACCTCATTGTGCTCGGGCAGCTGCTTTTCAATAGGCTTAGAAAGCTCTTTCTTCCACTCAGTAGTCTCTTTCAGAATGTGAAGGTAACCAGAGCCGTCTATGTATTTTTTGCTGCCTTCCTCAATTCGAGGGCAAATAACAGCAGATTTATCTTCACTGATAGTACACCAATCGGGCTTCTTGCAAATTGGACATCGGTTTTCTGCGGTAACACGTACCCATCTAGTCTCACTCATCCTGGCCTCTTCCAGCCATTGTTGGCTATTCGGGTGATTAATTGAGAGGCTTGGTTAAAAGATACATTCGTGTTGTAGCCATATCTCTTCAAGATCTTTGCCTGTTTAAAAGTACAAAGATTTGCCTTATATCTTCTAATCATCTCGTTGTGTAACACAGTTTGTTGATGCTCAGTGAGTGTTGTTGTATCAACACCATTCTTTCTCAGCATCCCTCTCTGTCGCTCGGATAAAACTTTACTTGTCGGCCTGTTAACTCGCTCAGGGCTTATGTTGAGGACATTAAAGGGGTCGCCTTTACTTTGCCTATACTTGGCCTTAGCGGTCACATTAAGCATTTCTGCTGTGGCAGTGACCCTAGTGGCAATCTTTTGATCTTCTTCATCTTGTATCTTTGACGCTCTTTCCATCAAAGAAATCAAATCCACTGGCTGATTAAAATACTTGGACATCTTCTTCGCTCGCTCAACTACTTGAGAGCGATACTTACCGCCAAGTATGTCAGCAGAAGACACAAGTTTGTGCTTCGTAGAGTTACCTACAAAATCGATAATTTCTACGCTTGGCTTAGAGCTGGCCGCAATGGCCTCCCGCCGTGCCTGGGCGGAACAGGGCGAGTCTACTACCCCAGGCAACGGGCGGGTTCCACGACCAGCCATTTGCGCATAGAGAGCCCTACTTAAAGTAGGACGCGCAATAGCCACCACCCCAATAGTTGGATCGTCAAATCCTTCTGTGGCGATGCCGACATTGCACAAGAACTGGTATTCGCCGTCAAGGTAGCGACGAATAAGTTCTCTCCTCTGATCTTTGGAGGTTTTACCGTGGACTATTGCAGCCTTCTTACCATGACGAGTAATGATCGAAGATAAATCCGTTGCCTGAGAAACACTTGTGGCAAAAATCAACGCCTTACGGTCACCAGCAAGCTCAACAACTGGCGTGGCAACACCATGCAAACTCGACTCAAGCTCAACAACCTTTGCCAAATCACCCTGGTTAAGGTCGCCAGCTGTTTTGCGTACATGGTCGAAGTTGAGGGACTCGACCACAACCTGATTTGAGATGATAGGAACGAGCCAGCCATCTTCGATTGCTTGGTGTATTTCATATTGATACCCAATTGAATTGAATACTTGACCAAGAGCTAGTTTATCTGCTCGATCTGGCGTTGCTGAAACACCACAGATTTTGATATTTGGATTTTTCTTAAAATGCTCAACAACCCTCAAGTATGAAGAAGCAACTGAATGATGAGCTTCATCAATGATCAGTAAGCTAAACTCATTAGGGTTAAATTTGTCCATCCTGTACCCTGTGCGAGATTTTGCATTTAGGGTTTGGACACTTGCTACCACTACGTTGTTGGCAAATAAACCAAACCCAACGCTTTCTCGGGATTTTAATTCAGCCATTTCTATGCTTGGCCTGTCCCCACAAACCCGCTCAATAGTCTTGGCAGCTTGATATATAAGCTCTTCTCGGTGCGCAACCACCATAGCCCTTCCGGGCGTTCTCTTTATTAACTCAGAAAATACAAAGGTCTTACCTGTGCCTGTTGGCATAACAATCAGGGAAGACCCATGTTCTTTAAGTTTTTGAATGGTGGACACGACCGCATCTTCTTGGTGTGGTCGTGGTTTCACTGTTAAGTCTCTTTCATTTTCTCACTGTTTGCGTATGCCTCAAACCGCTCTCTGTTCAATACTCCAGAATCAAGACACTTCTCACAGCCATTACCTTCACAATTAATGCACTCTGAAAAAGGCCTAGCAAACTTAAGCATGTTGGCTATGTTTCTGAAATCTGCTTTTACAGGAGACATATCGACCCATATGCCCTCTGGCATGTTTGATATAGCTTCTATGTCTCGGAAAAGAGAACGGAGCTTCTCTTTCGCTGCATCGAAAAGCGTTTGAGAGGTAACCAATCGGTGATCAGACGACTCCAAACTAGGATCGCCATCGACCTCATTGGCCAGCATATCTTCTCTTAGCTTGTCACCCATCAAGCCCTTGTTGTCATCAGTCAACTGATAACCGTGCTTAATAGCGCGTACTGCTTTTCTCACTTGAACCTTGGTGGGTTCTGTTTGGTTTGCCAAGTTCTTAGCAAGCCCCCACGCCTCTTCCCACTTATCTTCATCAAGCGATGTGAGTTCCGTTGCAGCTGTGGGATTCGTTACGTCAATCTTACTGACGATTTGCGGTATCTTCAGTAGCTTGTAAACCCATTGCTTACTGTACCCAAGCTCTATGCGTATGAAGCTCTCAAAGTTGGGGTGCCCATTTTCGCGCCACAACTCACGATCTTTGATGATATTGATTGCACCAGAAAGCATGACCCAATTAGATCTCATGCCCTCCTCGGCCTGTTTGATTGCTTCAACTGCTTCTTCAAGGGTTTCTATAGCCGCAAGATCTGCGGGTATTTCTGGCATAGGCGCAGATAAATCAGTCATAGGATCTGATCTCCCATCTAGTTCTGGTTTTTGGTAAGTCGTTTTTGTTTCTACGCCGAGTAGGGGTGTCCCAGTGTCGAGCTTTTCTCTTAGCACTAGACGTAAAACCTGATGCTCTAAGAGAAATGCCCGGTTCACCCTCTTGCGTATAAGTTACACAATTCTGATACCCCATTGCTTTGGCCGCTTTCCAGGCCGCTGAATAGAGCTTCGAGCAAGCGTTTTTTGTTCCATCCGTGCAGCACCTTAAGACCTCACAAGTGCGCCCATCGTCAAGGTGTCTTGATAAAGGCCTTCCGACGATAACTACGCCAACAAGCGATCCTGCAACCTCAACGCCCACTGAAAACAAGTGGCCCCTTACAGGTTTGTGATGCCTGTGAAAGAGTTCAACAAAGCTATTAGCTTCTCTTAATCTTACTGGCCGAATATTCATTCATCACCCCACGGATCTTCTTCGTCGCTCTTGGGGCTTTCTGAGATAACAACATCTGAGTCATCAAAGGCATCAGATCCAGTTACTGCTTCAACTAGTGAACGGCCCTCTGCCATATGGTCTTCAATCCATTCAAGCACCATTTCTAAATCAGAGTCTTTAGCCGTCCCGTCAATCGGAACCTTGTGATACTTAAGAATCTGTTTACAGATCTCAAAGCAATCAACCTTGGTGTCGCAATCACACCACATACTCACTACATGCACCAGCTTCTCTTTGATTGGCATGTCATCCTCTTTGTCAGAGGGCGTAGGATCGCCGATCTGAGGCGTTTCTCTTTGAGGTGCCGCTGAAGACTTTGGATCTTCAGGGATCTCTGATTCGCCGTGCTCGTGGACATACACAGGCGCAGAGCCAAGGGCGTCTGGACAATGCTCACGATAGCCTGATGAGATCGCCCTAGCAAAGAGCATGGCTTTGGGCCACTTGCTCCAGTTGTCACCACGTAGCCCCGCTTTATTGGCATCTTCAATACTGAAAGTAGTTGTGCCAATCTCCTCCTTCTCCTTTTCGCTCGTGTCAAAGAAGGTGATGGAACACTCTGTTTCAGTTGTCTTCGCACGGTAGTCGTACTTTCCCGACCGCTTGATGGCGGCGGCCATCAGGTTGGCGGCGAGTACTACTTTGCCTCTAATGATATATAGGCCTGCCATTGAATCGTAATCATTTAGGCCAAGCCCTCTGCCCACGATCAACTTCGATGCGGCTGTTGCAACACTTTTTGCATCGGGAAACATACCCGACTGAACGAACACTTCTGCAACTTGAAGTGGCGTCATTTCTGCTTGAGGAATTGTTGCTAATCCAGTCATTTGTTCTCCATAAGTTCTGGCGTATCGCCTCTTGCACAAAAATCTTGAGCTTCGCATATTTGACATCCAACGGGGTCAGGGATCTTTGGAAAGAATCCCGAACGCATCATTGCCACACGGTCAAGTAGGTCAGCTTTCATACTGTTAATCGCTTCAGGTTTGAAGTTTACAGGCCTCATAATGTTGTGTATTGGCCTCGTGTCCCCTTTCTTGTACTGCACTTCAGACCCGTCCTCGTCTTTGATGATAGTTTTGCGAGCGAATGGCTTAAGGTAGGGAAGGTGACACCACAGCATTTGTGGCACCTCGCCATACTCCACCCACCCATCTACTGCTTTGTAGGCCATGACTGAGCCTTCAAGGATCATGAGCCAGTAAAGGTACATTTGTAAGTGACGAGAGAGGTACGCCTTGGTTGGAGCAACCTGACGGTATTTCCAATCAATACACAGAAGTCTTTGTTCGCCATGACCAAATACATTTGAAGTGTCGCGCACTAATAGGTCAATATGACTGGCAAAACTTGTGTCACCAATCTTCACTCGGCACGGCAACTCAGTGCCAACCAGCTCACACTGGTCAAACAGAGGCATGAGTTGTTCGTAGTATTTCAGCTTCACAAAGCCAATCTCTTCAAGGATCTCGTCTTTATTGCGGAGCACTGCATCACTCACAATGCGGCCCTCCCCCTCTAGCTCGTGCACTAAATCCTCAAATGCCTCTTCGTTGATATCTTGGTGATTTTGTTCATGAACGCATTCGAGTATTTTGCCAATGAGCACCCCCTTAAAAAGGGCTGTCGTTGCCACTGGTTTCGTCTTCTGCTCGTGTTTCAACAGAACCTTGTGTGGGCATGTGTCCGTCAGATCTGATGTGTGAATGTCCGAAATCACTGACAGACTCAAAGGGGTTCTTATCGTCGTATGGCATGGTATTCCTTTCCTCGATGATCTTTCCGATTGCTCGGTACAGCCTATCGACTGTGTATTGGGTTGTATTGTCATGGTGTCCTCCAAGAAACCTGCATATCCATCCCACGCTGAGTCCACTCTTCTCAGCTAATTCTGGGTAGGTTATTTTCCAATGATCTTTAAAAGATTGGATTCTTTCTCTGTATTCTTTTGTTGACATCATCATCGTTATTTCCAAGAAATGCGTGATTTTAAAAGGTATGCGCATCCCACCTACCGCGAAAGGTTAGCTTATATCTTGATTCATTTTTTCAATGATGCTGTCGGCCAAGATTGTTTCAAGCACACTGAATGTCTTTTTAATTCCCGTGACACTCGTTTCCCAGTGAGAGGGCCATTCATCCCCTCCTCGAACTGATCCGAATTTGGATATGCCGATCTTAGTAAGCGTTTCCCCTAGCTCATCGACTGCTTTAAAGGCGGCTGCTAGTGCGCCAACTTCGTAAGGCACTCGAAGGCTAATGTTGATAGTTTCAACGTCTGACATAGCTACTCGTCCCCTTTCTCACTCAAGATTATTTTGCCCATAGTGTTGTACATATCAACATTGGTGGTGCATTGGACTTCAATCTCCCGCATAACAGCCTCTTTGATTGTGATTTGGTCAAACTCCATATTGGCCAAAGTAACCAAACCACTTTCATCCTCGTCCAAGGTTAAAACAATAAGGCCGTTGTAAACAGGGGTGCCAGTTGTGCCAACGGTGACATTCACCGAGACAGGTATTTTTGAAATTCGTAGCATGTCAAATTCTCCTATAAGTTCCACGGGGAACATTACAAGTATATCATCAACCATTGACATCTGTCAAGGTTGAATGACATTGTCTCGCCAGCGCGACGAGGTTGTTATTTACTCATTTGAACCAGTGCCCAGATCACAAGAAGTGACCAAGCAAACACGGCCATTGCCGTGCTTGACATGGTGGTGTTCGGGCTAGTGTCTTTCCATCGCCTCATGGTTATCACCAATCATCGAGTTATTTTAATGGAACCAATCGATTCGTTTCCGTGTTTCCATTCTGCGTAGCAGGCTCCAGGTAAGGCTTTTTCTTTACTGGCCATAATCCAGGACTTGACCACAGACCTAGCAGCAGACTCAGCAGAATCTGAGGTGAACTCATCTCTACTCACGATGCCCATTTGAACAACGAGCTTGTACGGTTCTTTTTCATCTGTTTCTTCGTCTAAATCATGCTTGCTTATGACAAAGACCAGACAGTTATCAATCACGCTCCACTCATCGCTATTCCACGAGTTGGGCAGCTTGGCAATGATAGTGTTGATTATTCGGTCATCGTTTGGCGGGGTTGGCCATAGTTCAGTACCAGAAACAAGTATGTTTACACACAGGACATATGCGTCATTCATTAACTTTTCTTTCAACTATGAGTTGCGCTTGAAACAACAAACCCAGACTGATCACCCCTTGCACTGCCCTTGGCTCTAAGGCCAACAACATGCCCAGGTGCATCACGCCACCGTTCGTCATTAAGATCGCCATCAATAACAGGAAAGCCATGCCACGTTGATGGCAATGTCTGTGATGGCTTAGTGTCAAAAACTACTGCCACGTTATGGCCATCCTCAAGAGCTTTGATGCACTCGTCATCACGGCCCTCTTGCCTCGACAAAGTAATGTGATAATTTTTTGGACGATCTTGGTACAGGTACTTCGCGACCTTGGTGTAGTCATAAAACTGTATATCGGGCAAAGCATCTTCAAACAACCAACGAGTTTTACGTGTCCAGTTCAAATCGCTGATTACATTGAGCCTGCAAGCAATATTTTGCTTTTTCTTGTGTTTAAGCAACTCTCTACCCACTGCCCATATAAATAACTCTGGATGCTCTGCAAAACATCTTGTCTTCGCAATTCGTGCAACCGTAACGCCGTTATATCTGCCATTACCAGCTGTAGCTAAACACACATGGCTACAGTTGCCAGCCATAGGGCACAAATCCCCACAACCAGAAGTGGCAGAAGGCGCAAGAGAAAGGCCGTATGTAGGCCTAGAGCTTTTAGAAAGTTTAAGATTTTGATTTGGCTGTGTGAGTAATGATAGGAATGTTTTATGCCAACGCTTTAAATGACTACGCGCTTGCGCATCTACACATTTCCCATGCTTACCAGTATCTGCAATATCCATTGCTGGTATTTGCTTATTAACAGATAGCTTGCACACTGGTAAGTCGTTAAGCCACCCAGGCAATCGACTGTCTGAACATGGCGCACTAGCTTGATGCTGCCATACAGATAAAGGCACTGCTTTTACAGTGCCCTGGTAGGTTTTCATGATCATAGTCCTTTTCTCTAAGTTGACTTGATTAAATGTTGTCCGCTAGAAGCACAAAATAAAGCCGTGCGCATTGGCGCAATAATTCAACAGATATTTTTTTGTCTGAATCGGATTCCTTTACAAACTCCTCAACATCATCTGCCTCAATATTGTCTGGAATAAAAATTATGTATGAATCATCGACTGGTGCAATAGTAGTTGACTCACTTAATACGCATGCCCATAAGCCTTCTTCTTCAGGGGTTTTTGCCGTTATCATGTGTTAATCATTCCTTTGTTGTTCTCGAATTCGATCCTGATATTCCTTGAGTTTGCGTATTGCGTCCGCCTTGTTATCGCAGTCGATGCGTCCGCCATCTTCTACAAAAGTGACATCATCAGTTACGATGTAATACTCCCAAGGTTGCTCACTCCAAGACCCGCCCCCTATGTACGTGCGACCGCCATCTCTCTCGATATATGCCATTAATCATTCCCTTCTTGATCTTGGGGGTAATCATCTTCACTCTCAAAGGGTGAACTAAAACTTGTTGCGTAAGCATCGACTAGTTGCTGTACAAGATATTCAACACGCTTCCAAAAAGTATGTTGAACAGGGATTTGCCACTCAGGCATACGATACAACTGCGATTCCTGTAACAACTCAACAAACCCATAGGTGCCATTTTCCCATGCATATTGAAGCTGGATTTGTTTTTCCCACAATATGTGCCGATCTTGGGCCCGTTTAAGCTCGTCTGGGTCAGTAGGAACAGAGACATTGAACTGCTTACAATGATCTTCAAACGGTACGTGTGTAAATTGCATTGTTAACCCTTTCTGGAACTAAGTCTGCCGTGCGTTTTTTCACACCAATCCTCGATGAGGCAAAACTCAGCCTTCTTGCCCCCACCATCTCGGCGATCTGGTTCCCCATGCTTTTGCGTCCACTCGTAAGCTCTCAATCGAGCGGTTCCAACTCCCTCTGATACGATTTCCAGGAAAGTGCGCTTGCCGAAAAGACATGGGGTTGAGTACAGAACATAGGTTTTTGGCCTCAGTTCATTGTGTGCGTATTCGTTGCGCTTAAGTGCGTCGAGTTCGCTGAGTTCATTCATGTTGTTCCCTTCTTTTCTGCCACTAAGTTGGCGTGAAATTGACCATGCGCCGCGTCGTGATACTCCTCGATCTCAAAGCCAGCGTGCATGAGATCAGCCAGGAAATCTGTCAACGCTGTCCGCGAATAGTCGTCTTCGGAGCGGACAGCCTCGTTATCTAGGTCGTACCCCACCGCCATCGCCGCTGCGCGTAATGCATTCACCCCGCGCATCGCCCGTTCTAAGTTCGTCATCTTGCGTTCATTCATGTTGTCTCTTTCAGCAAGTGTTGTAATCATCAACAAGTGGGCATAGCCAATCTTCACTGGCCCACGTATTAATTTCTTTGCCGTCTAACGTAAAGAAACCATCTTCTCTGGTAGTGCGCACTCCGACATCATTTAACTCATGGAAGAAAACAGAAACTTCTCCATGAAATGCAACCCAGTGTTGAAGGTTATCAATCAAACCTCGATCTAATAGATCGTTGATTGGCTCAATACCTTTGCCAAGCTGCATATCTCTAGGCTGATCGTATTCGATTGAACAATGCAGTCCGAGCTTTTCGGCCTCTTTAAATATTGCAATAAGCGCGTTGTGTCGATCTTTGCCGCGCCTAATGCTGTTCATGATTTTTTCATTCATCCACTCTGTATTTGGATCTCGTCCGTACATGATAGTTACCCTTTCTTCTTAAGAGTGACAGTGTCCATCAGCCTCAATACCAATAACCATTGCTGCACCTGTTTGGTCGCTGCTCACAACAACCGTTACGCAATCGTCACACGGTAGTGAGCATGGTTCACCTACATTGTCCCACCGTTGCTGTAGCGCAGCAATAGCCTCTTTTTGAGCTTCACTTAAAACCATGATTGTTCTCCTCAAAAATCCCAAAGTTCATCGTTGCAATGCAATAAAGCATCTGCCCACCAATCGTCATCTTGACGACTCAAAATCTTTTTGATCGCGTCGTAGTTTGTCTGTTCTTGTTCCGTGGTTGGATCGTTATCAATAAACCGATCACCCCACTCAAGCTCAATGACATCGATCAGGTCAACGTCAGATATAAAGATATCACCTTCTGTGCGAACACACCAACCCCACCGCTCTTCAATGCTGTTGGATGTGCGAAGATCAAAGTCCAATAAAACAATCCCGTCCACTGGGAATCCATGCAGACGAGATTTAACTCGAAGCGGTTTTTTCATAGGGTTTATTCCTCAATATCGCTTTTCGTCCCAATCTAGATTGCCTGAATCAACTACAACAGGATAAGGCCATGCATCGTCGCCTGTTTCTTGAATGACATGACGCAATACAGTACGTCCGTTACGTTGCTCATAGTGGGGACGAACATATACGTAGTTGTGTTCCCACTCATCATGCAATAATGAATACAAACTGACAGCCTGCCCTTCTTCAGGCCACTCAAGATCTAAAATGTCTAAGAAATCTTTTCTACTCATCATTTACCCCTTTCTCGGATGATAGGTTTGGTTTTTCATCTGTTACATGCACATGAGACAAGTGCCCAGATTTTTTCATTAACGCTATTTTTCTTATACGGTAATACTGATCAATCCAAGAATCAGACCGTTCTTTGCCGTACTTCTTACGAAGGTATGAGAGGTACTCCCATATATCCATTGCAGGATTAATTGGATGCGGCACACGTTGCCAAGCTGGGCGAGCGACATTGAGAGAGTTGACGTATAGAAGGTGTTCTTTTTCAAATTCAGTGCGCTGTATATCCGCCATACTTATTCCTTTCCCTTTTAAAAGTTAAGGGTTGACTGCATTACGACATAGATCAAAGCAGTAAACAAAAACACTCCTGCAATGAGGAGTGCCATTTCGATAATGTTGCGTATTTGTTTCACTTGTTATGGTTCATTCCAATAAGCAAAAGCCTCTTCAATCTCTGCATCAATCAGGTCAATGATTGTCTGGTCTACAAGATCTTCCCAGCGATCCAGAACTTGGTCGAAGGCATCGTTAGTAATTTCGGCAACAATGCGAGCGGGGCAGTTTTGGTCTTTAACTCGTTCTTGGATTTCAGACCGAAGCCACTCTTCGGTGAATCCGAGCGCCATGCCGTCGTGTTTTTCCCTGGTCTTAGCGTCTGATATAACAAACATGATTTGTTCTCCTGGTTTCATGCAAATAATGACGGGGTGTTTTCGGATTTCAATATTTCATGTTCAGCGCAATCACGGCCAAACGGAAATGGGCCGAGGAAGCGTTTGACATGGAATCGCTGTAGCTCGTACCAAAGGCCAATGCCTAAAACGGGGCCATGCTTATCCATGCATTTATGATAGTTCTCGTGAGCTTTATACATACGCCTTACTTGCGATTGGCTTAAGTACAGCGCAACATCTCCAGAGAACTGCTCACATTCTAGGTACACCTCGTTGCCTTGTTGAATCTCTTGATTGCAACGGGTGCAGTAGCGGTTAGTCATCGGTTGCCTCTCCTTCATCGACCTGATATCCACCCGATCTCAAGTTAGCAATAGCCTCATGCCACTTCTGTTCGGCAAGATCTCGATCTGAACAGGTAGTAAACATACGATATGTTCTACCTCTAATACCCATTGTTATCCTTGCTCCCCCAATCTCAGTCCAATCAAGACTGAGAACCGAGGGATCATCCCCATTAAGAGTAACAATCGCAGATTTCATAGTCAGACTTTGCATGTCATTAGTCATCGATTACCTCCATATCTTTCATACGGTCAACGCGGCTATTCCACTCTCGTGCAGCTGCATCGGAATCGGTGATATGAAACGCTCGAACGTCGAACTGTTTCTCCTCAACTTTCCCATTGGCATTGGTTTTCGGTGTGCTGAACCAGATCATGATCTGATCTGTGATCGCAGTGCCTCTGTACAGCTTGATACCGCCACGATATTCAACTACTGCCTTCTTGCGTATTGTCTTAATCGTTGCTCGCATCGATATCTCCTTTCTTCTCTTGTTGGCCTATTACGATTGGTACGTCTTGTGTCGCTTGTGCGAATGACGGACGCCTGTCACCTACAGCGATAACGCGGGATGGTTGAACATCTGATTCAAAACCGAGATAAAAGCATTCTTCATGCATTGGTCATTCCTTTTCTTGAATGATAGGATTGGTGAAAAGCACACCGCCCCCCGTTAAGGGGGCGATGGCGCACTGGCACGGATGGCCAGGAATCTCTGCACTGCGGCCAGATCGATAGCATCCTGCAACCATTGCCCCATTCGCATGGGGTATGGTCACCACAACAAAGCATCCCGCTGCGCTCCAGTATTCGATGGGTGCTTTTCTTCGCATTCGATCACAGCCAGGGCGGATCAGCTCTGGCCGCGCAAGCCCATCACTGGCAAGGCGTTCAATGGCATTGTTGCGATTTGGTTTATGCGCCTAGAATCTAGCGTATCGATTGATTGGATCGGTGTATACTTGTTTTATTGTTTCCCATTGTGTGGGCATACGATAAGCGTACACGTATGATCGATCGAACGGATACGGTCAAGAATCCGCATACAATCGGCAGTCTTTACTGCCTACTCGGGGTACGTCGTTCCCCTACTCGCGCTTGTCTTTCCATGGGTTCGCGGTGTCCATCGGCTCCCGGATTCTATGGAATCGTAGAGCGGATAGGGCATACGCCGATTGAATCAGCGCCGACCAGGGTATAAGCCTCATCGGGTCCGCGTTTGGCCCTTGATAGGTTCAAACGTCGCACGCTTTGGCACGTGCTGAGGTGCCTTAGGATGTCAAAGAGCTAGAATGGCAAACGCCCCCCGTTAGGGGGACGATGCCGTATAGGGGGGGGCGTGTGAATGCTTAGGCTTGGCAGAATGCCGCGCAACAATCGGCGAGTACGTCCGATTTGGTTTCGAGTCGGCATGCTTCCATGGCAATGGCGATGCGCTCTAGGTTGCGCGTTTCGCCGTCAATGGTCACCGATTCTCGGGAAACATCGCGCCCTTGTGCTACCAGGGTATCAATGAAACGAGACACGGCGATGATGGCGTCAACCTGCGTTTGGAGTTGTGCGATCTTCGCGAGTCTGACTTGTAGCCCCGTGCGCCCCTTGCGGGATACCGTCTTAGCTTTCCCATTGGGCTTCATTGTCGAGAAGAAAGATTCGACCGAACGCACAATATCGGTATGCGTGAGATCGGACGTCGCCTTTTCAAACGAATCAGGTTTGGGCGCTGACTTCTTGGGGGTTGCCTTCTTGCGGGTTGCGTTGCTCATTGTTTTATCCTTTTCTCAATGAGTATTGAAAGAGCTACACTGCGTAGCTTGCGTGTACCAGTTTACAGGTATCGGATATCAGGTCAAGGTATCTTGACACAATAAAGCTCAGAATATGTAGAATGTCCAATGGGGTACGGCCGTGGGGGTATCCCTCTCCCCTACTCGTCCCTTTGTTCGATAGGTGGTAGGGTAGTGTAGTCTCGCCAGCGCGACGACCCGAACAAAGACCTAACGACCCGAACAGAACCCTATCATCTGCCCCCAAGATCCGAACCACGCCCCCACCCGCACTCATGTTTTATATATATACCCCCTTCCACCCGATATAGGATTAGGACTTTGTGGTATGCCTAGTTGGAAGACATCTGGTATGGAGCGTGATTTAGGGTCGTTAGATACTCGGGTGTTGTTAAATGGTGCTCGCGGTTTATCTGTGGTTATATTGGATATAGCTCGTGACCATAAGGGGGATGATTTATCGGATTTGGAGTATGTTGCGTACCGTTTAGAGTTGTTGTTGAATGAGTTTGAGGCTCGTTTGAGGGTTATTGATGAGTTACGAAACGAGTTACGAATACTTCAAGCGCAAATCTAAGGCGGAGATGCGTCGGGAGTTGATTGACAATGGTTTGTGGGCTGATTTTGTAAAGGCTCGCGAGGCGTTGAAGGAGAATGGTGAAACGGTTGAACGTGCTTGGCGTATGGCGTTTGAGGCGGTCATGTCTCCATTTGACGAGCGTTTCGATGACAAGGAGGTTGTGGAGTACGTTCGTGAGGTAGTGGATGGTGATCCGGTTCGTCCTGGCGACCCGGAGGAAGAGGAGGATGACGAGGAGGATCTTGACTACCATCCGCCCCCACCTGTGGTGATGGATGTTTTGGATGAGACTTCCAAGCCTGTTCGGCCTGCTGCCAAGAAGAAGAAGATTGGTTCTGTGACTCGCCGTTCTATGCGGAAGCATGATGTCTCGAAGGAGACTTTTGACGAGAAGACTTGCAGTACGCCCAAGACGGTTGAGTGGGTAGCGGCGAATATAAGGGTGGGTGATGCTTCAGCTGAGGATGCGCCGAGCAGTGAGGCGTGGAGTATGTTGTGTTGGGTAAAGGGCAGCCCTCAAGCGGAAAGTCAGTTTTGGGGTCAGATATACACCAAATTATTGCCTACAAGGCAGCAGCTTGAGCAAGATGACTTAATGAGGGATGATGGTCGGGTGGTTTTGAATTTGATTGGTCGGATGAGAGAGATAAAAGAGGAGTCTGTAAATGGGCGGCTACATGCGGACGCCGAAGCAACAGAAGCGGATAGCGATGGATCTGGCCCTAGAAGTCTCGCAAGAATTGGGGATATCGTGGCAAGAGATGATATCGACGACCAGGGGGAAAACGGCTCAGGAGGCGAGGGAGAGGGTTAGTGTGATCATGTATGAAATGCTTATTCCACATATGGATGAAATTGATATAGCTCGTTTAATTGGCATGAGTAGGTCTACTTTTTATACAGCTCGGAAAAGGTGGATAAAAAAGCACAGCCGATAACCCTTGTATGGAGTTAAAAGAAAAACTTGCCATTCTTGAGGTAGTCCTCCCATGGGCTAAACAGAGAATAGACAGGTTTAAGATTTGGGAATACGACGAGTTAGTGAACGAGGGGTATGTACACGCTGTAAAGATATACCCCAGGTGGGACCATCAAAAAGGCGCTTTAACCACGTTCCTCAACGCTTCCCTTTATGATCATGTCTTTAGAAGCTACGCAAAACAGCACAATATAGAAATCAAAAGAGATCGTTCTGGCGGTACGCAAGGAAAGCGAATTTACACCCCCAAGATGCATTACACAGCAAAACTAAAAGATATAGCTGATGAACAAGTAGAAAAGGAAAATGTCCCCTGGGATCTCTTGTCAGAGATGCCTAGAGCGGTTGCCTATTTACTTGGCATAGGTTTAAGCAAAGCGCAGACAGGGAGGGTTTTAGGGGTTTCGGGCTCTCGTATTAGTCAGTTGGCGTTAGAAATTAAGAGCCTGATGGAAAAAGAACGCCGTGCCAAATGAGTTTTACGATCTAGTCCCTAAAGATCTAGAGGCAAACCTAGCCTTTAGAAATGAAATTATCCGTACAGGAAGCACGGATCGCAAAGCGGCAGAAGAGCTGTACATCATGTGCAGTAGGGATTTATTGTTCTATGTAAACGCATTTTGTTGGACTTATGACCCCAGGGTGGGGGATGGGGTTCTGCCGTTTGTCACCTATGAGTTTCAGGACGAAGTCCTTACTGATATAGAAAGCGCCCTAGGCAATCGCGACCTTGTAATCAAGAAAAGCCGTGATATGGGCGCATCTTGGATGCTACTCACTGTTTTTGAGTGGCGATGGCACTTCCGGGCTAATCAGTCATTTTTGTTAGTAAGCCGTAATGAAGATTACGTCGATAAACCAGGTAACCCAAAAAGCCTTTTTTGGAAGATCGATTTCATACACAAGTATTTGCCTGGATGGCTACAGGCAAAGCATACCAGGACGAAATTAAGACTTACGAATGAAGATAATGGCAGTTCAATCGATGGCGAGTCAACCACTGGGGATGTGGCTCGCGGTGACCGCCGTACTGCTATTGGCCTCGATGAATTTGCTGCTTTTGATATTGACGCTGGCTATCGGGCGCTTGCATCGACTCGTGACGCAACAAATTCAAGAATCTTCAACAGTACACCAAGCGGAACAAACAACGCCTTCTACGACCTTGCGAACAACGAAACAATGGAGCAACTCTCACTCCATTGGACGCTGCATCCTGTCAAGTCAACTGGCAGCTATGAAGATAGCCAAGGCAAAACGCGAAGCCCGTGGTATGACGAAGAGTGCAAAAGATGTGCGAACCCACAAGAAATTGCACAAGAACTCGACATCGACTTCGCGGGATCAGATTACCAATTCTTCGACACAAGAATAATCGACGACCTAATTCAAAAGACGGGATCGCATCCTTACACCGCTGGGGAGCTGAAATACAATGCTATTACCGGAAAGCCAGAAGATTTTGACCAGAAGCCCAAAGGAACCCTGCGTCTTTGGTGCCACCCAGATGCCCAAGGGGATCTTCCAACAGATCGACGTTACGTCATTGGTGCAGATATTGCAGCAGGAACCGGAAGTAGCAACAGCGTCCTCTCCATTGGTGACTGCAAAACTGGGGAAAAAGTAGGTGAACTTGTCACGCCGAACCTTCGGCCCGATCAGCTGGCGACGTATGCGGTCGCCCTCGCACAATGGTTTAAAGGGAATAGCGAGGGAGCCCTACTTATATGGGAAGCTCCTGGACCCGGACGCAACTTCGGAGACAGAGTCCTTGAATTGGGATACCGACGAATCTGGTACAAGAAAGACCAATCGGGAAAGATATCTAAAATCCCAGGCTGGTGGCCGACCAAGGATGAGAAAAGGGTCTTATATAGCGAATATAGATCTGCATTATCCACAAAACATTTCATTAATCATAGCGCAGATGCTTTGCGAGAATGTAAAGAAATCATATTTGCCGCCACCGGATGGATCACTCACTCAAGATCGCTCCGTACCGTTGATCCGTCGGGTGCGCGTGAGAATCATGGAGATCGTCCAACTGCTGACGCACTCTTGTGGAAGGGAATGCAGAAAATCCCGTCAGATAAGCCGATACCGATAGGTGTACCTAGGGATTCAATGATCTGGCGAAGGCAACAGGTAGAAACTCGTAAGCGAAAAGCTATGGAATGGTGATTGATGGCATACACCTACGACAATAACAAGGCATCTCGGCTTCAAAACGCTATTGAATACTCGCGGCGTAAGTTGCAGCCATATAGAGAAAAGCGCCTTCATGCAATTAGGCAATTTGTTGGAACGCACTACACCGACAACGGTGCGACTCAGCGCGTACCAATGAACTTACTAGAAATGGCTATCTCGATTTATCGTCGGGCCATTGCTGCGCGAAGACCGCAAATTTTAGTAAAGTCGAAAAGTCGAGAAAGAGCAGCTGTTGCAAACCAGTTTGAGTTTGCTCTTAACTCTCTGATTAAAGACATTGACCTTGAGACAACAATACAAAAATGGGTTACCGATGCCATGTTTGGTATGGGTATTGTCAAAGTCGGCCTTACCGACAGCGGCATGGATATGGGTGGTTTTGAACACGACCCAGGCCAACCTTTTGTAGACAATGTTGATTTCGATGACTTTGTCTTTGATATGACTGCAAAGCGTTGGGACCAAATACAGTTCTCAGGGAACAGGTACTGTTGCCCTTATGAAGCAATTGTCCAAAGCAAGATGTTTGGCAAGAAGACAAAAGACATACAGCCAAGCATTTACCAAAAGACTAATGAGTTTGGTGAAGAGCGCATTCAACAAATCGGATCAGGTGAAGGGTACTTTGGAGATGAGTACTATTCCCCAATTGTTGAGCTTTGGGATATTTGGCTGCCAATCGAAAATGTAGTTGTCACTGTTCAGGCAGATGATCGTGGTGGCGTTTCTCAATCTGAACCCCTTAGAGTTGTAGAGTGGGAAGGCCCAGAAGAAGGCCCCTTCTACACCATGGGATTCGGGGAAGTGCCAGGGAATCTAATGCCCCTTTCGCCAGCGTCATTGCTCATGGATCTCCATGAAATGGCAAACAAAGTCTTCCGAAAGGTATCCCGACAGGCGGATCGGCAAAAGACCATTACTGTCGTTCAGTCCGGTCACGAGTCCGACGGTGAGCGGATCGTTGAAACCAATGACGGAGATACGATTCGGAGTGATCGGCCCGAAGCGACAAGAGAAGTGCGCTATGGCGGGGTTGATCAACCAACCTTGGCTTACTTGATTCAGCTCAAAGACATGTTTGTCTATATGGGCGGAAACTTGGACGCCCTTGGCGGACTTGGGAAGCTCAGTGACACAGCTGCACAAGAGCAACTTATCTCTAAGTCGGCCTCCGCTCGCATTGCCGACATGCAAGAGTCTGCAACAAAGGCGGTTAAGGAAGTGGTTACAGCGGTCGCAAAATACCTTTGGTATGACCCCGTGACTAAACCGACGGTCCTAGTCAAGATTCCTGACACGGATTATGAGGCTTCGGTCGAATTTGGCCCAGAAATTCGTGAAGGTGAGATTGTTGAGTATGAGCTTGATATTGCACCTTACTCAATGGTTGATCGAAGCCCGTCAGAACGAGCAAAGACCTTGGGCGAACTTATGCAAGGCTTTGTTATTCCCATGGCCCCAATCCTTCAACAGCAAGGTTACAGGCCAGATATGGGCAAATTCCTCGAACTTATGGCAAAATACAGCAACACAGAGGAACTTACAGAAATCGTGAAGAAGATCGACCAGCAAGACATGGCCAACATCCAACAAATGCAAGAGGTTGGAGGAGATCAAGAGCGACCAACTCAGTCTCCAGTAACAACACGGCGGAACATTAGGGAAAACGTTCCCGGTTCTACCCGAGAGGGCCGAGATGAGGCCATGATGCAACTTCTTGCTGGCGGTGGTCAGCCTGCTCAAGCTGGTCAAATGGCGGAGAACACCGGATAATGCCAACGTATTGTTTTTTAAATAAGCAAACAGGCGAACGTCGTGAGTTCATTTGGACAATTAGCGAAATGGAATCTAATTGTCGCAATATGACTTATACCGACAAGTCTAACGTCGTTTGGTTGAGGGATTTTGCTACTGAACAAGGTGAAGTTGCGTCTAATTGCGGCAATTGGCCGATGAAAAGCGATGCAGCAGGTGTTCACCCAGACCAAATTGGAGAAGCACGGAAAGAATCTCAGCGTTTTGGGGTTCCAACCGACTTTGATAAGAAAACAGGCCAAGCGATTTTTAATAGCAGATCACATAGGGCTAAGTATTTGAAATCCAAAGGTTATTTTGACAGAAATGGTGGATACGGAGATGGCTGAACAAACCAAGAATGTAGAGGAAGTGGAAGATAAGGATCCCTGGGACTTTGAAGATCCAGAGATTGAAGACACACTAGTGGCTGACGCGGATATTCCTGCTGAAACTGAGGAGGACACGGATGTTTCCTCTGAAGATCCAGCAGAAGAAATTGTTTTGCGAGCAAAGGAAGCTGGCTTAACGCAAGAGGACATGGACAACATGGGCTCTCCCGACACCCTAGAATTTGTTCTTAATCTGCTAGATCAGAAAATCCAAAAAGTAGAAGAAGAGGCGAAAAATACCACCCAAGAAACGGGTGATGCGGTATCAGAAGATGTAGATTCTGAGCCAAGCAGTGATGATTTTGATTGGATTGACAAATTAGATCCTGACGAATCAGTTGATTCCGATTCAGTTAAAGCTCTGAAGGCCATGAAGACCCGTCTTGACGAAATGTCTGGAACGGTTAAAGCCATGACCGAGCAAAGTAGAACAGCAAAATCCGAGTCATTCTTTGCTCAATTGGATGACCAATGGAATGAGTTGTTTGGTAATGCAAAAGAACAAACTGATCGAAATAAAGCTAATCGACAGACTGTTGTTGATGAAATGGAATCATTGCGAGCGGGGTATCGCTCTCGTAAAAAGCGTATTCCGGAAGAAACTGAATTATTCGAGCGAGCTTTAAGAAGCACGTTCGGTGAACACGAAAAAAACTTTGCGCGTAATGAGGTCGAAGGCAAGATCAAAAAGCGTTCATCTCAGTTTATTTCTCGTGCCCAAAGCAGACCAACTAAGGAACTCCTTACAGGTCGTGAAAAGGCAGTGAGCAGTGTTTCTGCTCGAATGAGAGAACTGGGTTTAAGCAACCTTGATGATATTGGAGAAACCTTTGAATAGCGCATGGAGATTAAGTCATGGCAACTCTTCAGGCAGCTGATATTGCTGATCTGATCACGACCACCCAGCGAGATCTGGGCCGTCTGCGATGGACTGACCTCTCTTACGATCTTCAGGATTACGTGGCTCTGCCATCAATTCTGCAACGTGAGAAGGTTTCCTACCAGTCAGGTCAAGCTCTTCAGTGGAACGTGATGACCGGAACCAGTGGCGCAACACGCGACACGGGTTTGTATGAAGTCGATAGTGTGAACGTCGCAGATGTGATGCAAACGGCAACAGTTCCGTGGCGTCATATGACGACTAACTACGCTATTGAACGACGCGAAATCGCGATGAACCGCAGCCCAGCTCAAATTGTTGATCTGGTCCGCATTCGCCGCCACGATGCAATGGTTGACCTTGCGAAGCACATGGAAACTCGCTTCTGGTCCGCGCCAACATCATCTAGCAACAACACTCAAATGTACGGTATTCCGTATTGGGTTTCTTGGGTTGCTGATGCAACTGGCGACTTTGTTGGTGGTGATCCGTCTGGATTTAGCGATGGCGCTGGTGGACTTTCGTCCAGCACTTACAGCCAGTGGCAGAACTTCTCTGCAACTTACACTAATGTCACAAGCGTTGACTTGGTTCGTAAGTGGCGTCGAGCTGCAACATTTACAAACTTCCGCGCTCCAGTCGCGGGTAATGAATATGGAAGTAGCGCTCGTGGCAAGTACGGGTTCTACACAAATTACGATGTCATTGGACCACTCGAAGAAGTCCTTGAAGCACAGAATGAAAATCTGGGCAATGACATTGCGTCTAAGGATGGCAAGTTGCTGTTCCGCCAGATCCCAGTTACATGGGTTCCAGAACTGAACAGTCGAACTGGTGATCCCGTTTACGGTATTAACTGGTCAGTGCTCAAGCCAGGATTCCTCGCAGGTGAATACCTCCGCGAAGAAGGCCCAGCTAAGGCGTCCAATCAGCACACCGTCTTCCTCACACACGTTGACCTCACGATGAACTTGATCTGCCACAATCGGCGAGCAAACTTCGTGTTGGCCAAGAGTGACCCGACGGCTTAAGCCGAGAAAGGACTCTGAACAATGGCACAAGGTAAAGTTACTTACAACAACCCTGGGTGGGATTTTGGCGCGCTGCTTGATGGTAGTGGTCACTTCCGCTTTTGGGATGACTTTCTCACCCCTTCATTCCACACTCTGGCTAATGCGGCTTCTGGTGATGACACTCAGATCCTCAACAACTGGAGTTACACTCAAAACGACAGCAGCACTACCTTCCCCGTCTTTACGGCGGCACAGGAGATTGCTGGTGGCGTTCTGAAGTACACTTCTCACACCGGAGACAACGACGGTATTGTCTTTTTCCCAGGCTTCTCGGTTGGGGCACCGGCCAGCACCGACATGGAAATGGAATGCCGTATGGCAATCACTGACATCGCTAACACTTGCGTGTTTTTCGGTTTGTCAGAAACTGTTGCTGATGCTGGTCTTGTTGCTGACGGTACCGGCCTCTTCACAGATGCCGCTGGTGGCGCTGACCGTGTGGGTATTGGTTATGATGCTGCAACCACGACTGGAAAGTTTGATGTTCTTTCGAGCCTCAACGCAGCCGGTCTTGGCGGAACCGATGTCGCAGAATACTCAGTTGAATTTGATGCTGGGGCGACCGGAACACTTGCGTCTGACGAATATGTTCGCCTTGGACTGTCCGTAATCAACGGCATTGCAAGGTTCTACATTGATGGATCTCTCGTTTACACCGCAGAAAACGCTACAACCATGAGCGATCAGAAGTTGTATCCGTGCCTGCTGATGATGAACGAAGAAGCCGCAGCAAACGTGTTCTACATTGACTACTTCGGTGTCAGTGCAGTCCGTCCCTAATTAAAGAACCTTTCCCCTCTCTTCTTGACCCCTTCATCCTCTTTATGGGGATGGGGGGGTCTTTTTATATGTAACGTGAGAAGTTTCGTGAGGGTCGGATTTAAAAATAATAGGAGGGACATCTTCCTCTATAGGCTCTCCAAGAAAAACCAAATCCTGGTCTTCCTTGTCAAGCATCCCCCAGAGTTTGACAAAACTCTCAATCGCATCAACTACTTTAACATTGTAAAAGTTTGCGATTTCTCTTATTTGAGCATAATCATCTTCTCGAATGCGAACACTAACCGTTTCCGGCTTGCTTTGCCCCTTGCTCATTTTTACTGACTTTCTATAAATTGTCGCCTTACGCCCTTTGATGCGTTTCCATAGAATCGCTCTAAGCCGTTTTCAATCTTAGCTTTGTTTTTGGATTCAAATCGACGCTTGAGATCGTCAATATTAAACGACATATCTGGATACAAGCTATTAAACAAGTTCATTGTTTCAATGGCTTCTTTGTATTTGCCGTCAACCAAAAGTGCAGCTGCTCGATCTTTGTACTTGTCTTCTTGTGCTCTTAGAACTTGAAGACGAGAGTATTCTAAAGACATAACACTTTGGTTTACTGTTCTAAAGCCTCCTGCAAGCTCCATCCACAAAGCTCGGCCTTTATCTTCATCTCTAAATCGCAACTGGCCGCGAGAATCATATTCGTCGTGGTATCCAGATAGTCTTTCAACATTGCCAAGAAGCCATTTAAAGGTAGGTGATGTATCTTTAAACTTTCTATAAGACGCTGTTGCTCTAGAGATATCACCGACATCTTTGTGACTACCAAAGATTGCTGAACTCATATCAGTAATAAATCCGCCTGTCGGGCCTTTAAATTGATTCCAAACAACCTCTGGCATTGAGTCGCCAAAGTTCCCCTGGAAAAGACCAGTAGACCCAGAAAGATCTATGCCAATTAACCCAGGTAAACCAAAGGTAAATGTATCTGCGGCAGTTTTGCCAACCCTTTTCTTTAAACCGTTATGCCAAGAGGCAAGCATCTTTTGATGATCCATTTCCTCTTCATCTGACATTCCGAGAAGTGATGCAATCTTAGAAATGCCCCACCAAAGAGGAAGGCCTGTTAACACAATGCCTCTCGCTCCACCAATAACGGCTTGCAAAGCCAGCCATTTACCTACGCCAGAATACCTTTTGTTTTGATGCCCTTCTTTCAAAAGCTGAAGGCCGTAACCAATCATGTTCATTTGGAAACGTCGGTATTGCAGCAAAGTGCTTGCAATTGGGCTGTGCAAGATTGGGGGAAGATTGGCCCGTGTAAACATAAACTGACTGCCAACGTAACCTTGAACTGTTGCGTATTCTGCCGCGTCTGTGTCGCTCATTCCTTTGCTTTTTCCGTGTAAGTAAAAAGCTATAAAGGAAAAGTTCATATTGCGAAGTTCTGATTGTGTCGAAACCTTGCCTCGCAAAGCATGTTTATCTAATAACTCTTGACCCCTTGTAACAACGTCAATTGCCTTTTGGCCAAGAGAAGTTACAGAGCCGTCAATATACATTCCGGCGCTAGAATCCATTCGGCCATGCTTGTCTAATAATGCTCTGCCTTCAGCAGTGTTGTGCATTCTAGCGGCTTGAAGAAAAATCTTTTCCCCAACAACTGGATAAACCGTTAGCAAAGGCTGAGTTGAGTTAACAAGCCATTGCCTTGGCGTTTTAAGTTGTCTTAAAAAGTTAAAAGCTCTAAATCCAGAAAGAAACCGCCTTGTTGGCATTGGCGAATTTCTAAGGCCAGGAATGCTTTGGATAAGACCATCAAGCATAATCTCCGCGCCTGTTTGCTTTGTAAACAATGCATTAGAAAGAACGTCTTCTAAATATTGCCCAAAAGAATTACCCTTTTGTTTTAGCGCAGTAATTTCTGGTTGGGCAGCTTTCGTCATCATACGTCCGTACTTATGACGATTTCTAGCCCTGGTGTACGCAGTCCACACCTTGGGGAAATTCATGCTGTACCCAGTAGCTCCAGTTCTTTGAAGAAGCGGAGCAAAGAAAGGGCTTCGGTTTTCTTTGAGTTTGACGCGAGCCTTAAACAGCGCATCATTAATTTCTTCGCTAGTTGCGTCTGTTTCTGATCTTAAAGCTCTTTGCAAAGCAGATCTTTCTGCCTTAGACAAGCTCATAAAATCGGGATCTTCGTTATAGGCTGGTTTAGCTTCAAACCTAGTAAACTTGACGTTCTTAAGGTTTTGAGGTGGACTCGCTTTAAAATCGTAAAGTGCTTGGTAAGCCTCTTCTGCTGTATTGGCTTCACCTGGGACAGAATAAGAGTTGCCCTCTTCGTCGTAGGCTCGCAGCTTATACCTACCAAACCAAGCGTGGTGGAAGTAAGCATATTGATGCCCCCAGTCATCGGGGACTCGGTTTGCTACTAGTTTTTCAATTACTTGATCTTTGCTTATGAGAATGCCGTTTTGCGTAAACTGCGATTTTCCTTCTCGAACAAGGTTTGGAATTGCGGGATTTTCTCCAGTCGTAGCAGCTTTAACGAGATCTTTGGCCGAAAAGTTTGTGAACATTTTTTTAGTAACTTCACGCTTTTCAGCAATAAGCTCTAATCGGTCTTGCTCAGACTTTTGCTTAATGTGTAACAACGCGGCTTGAACTTCTTGCGGAAGATCGCCAACCTTCATTTTTTGTTCATCAACGGTAATTTCGTGATCGAGATCAAGCTCGGCGTTGTCATTTATAAGCGGCGTATATTGATCTGCTAGTTGGGCAATTTTATTGCCGTTGTCGCTTGTCCATTCTTTTGGCATTGCCTTCCATAAGGCTTTCATAGTTCTGAGTTCTTTAAGGTCTGCTTTCATTCTTTGCAGATCGTAAAAAATCAGTTTTTGAACAACCTTGTGTGGGACAGAGCCAATTCCAGCTTTAATAGCTGTAAAGTGAAGTGGGGTTAATAGTTTCGACCTAATTCCCTTAGCTTTAACCT